CTCACGTAGTAGTCGACGCCCGCCGTCACGATTGCGCCGAGGTCAACAACGGCGCCGTTCTTCGCGACCGTGAGGGGCTGGTCCGCCGACGCCGCGTGCAGTGCGAGGCCATGGATGCCGCGCACCTCGGCGGTGGCGCTGTCATTGTCCGACAGCTTGGCCTTGCTGGTCGATGCCTCCTGGTAGACGACCTGCGCGGCGGTGATCGAGGCGCCCGCCTTCATGGTTTCGGTCTGCCCGCTGACCAGCTTGACGTTGGCGGCGGTGATGGTGAGGTCTGCCATGGGTTGCTCCTGTTATGCCGACGCCGCGACGCGGACGATGTTGCTGTCGATTTCGAGGGTGATGTTGAGCTTCATGGTGTTGTTGGCCTCGTCCCACTGCTCCCCCGCACTCATCACGAGGGCCGTGAAGTAGCGGTAGGAGGGTGTGCCGCCGCTCGGCGCATCGTTGAAGGTGAGCCGGAAGGCGTAGGTGTCGCGGGTCTTTTCCGCCGCGATCGCGGCGAGCTGCCCCGCGTCCGCATAGTCCAGGTCGCAGATCACCTGCATCGACCCGGCATTGCGGGTGCCTTTCATCTTGCGCGTGCGCGACGAACCGATGTGTTCCGAGGTGATCAGCGCCGACGTGTCGCCGGCCGCGCCGAGGTTGGTCGCGCCCTGGATTTCCGTCCAGGTCGGGCTTCCGCCGGTGAAGTCCGAGGCAACGAAGTCCGTGCCGCTGAAGGTCTTGACGGCGCCGATGTGCAGCTTCGCACCGGCCGTGGCGAACAGATTGGACATGGATCAGCTCCTCTTGTCCTGAGCCTGCTTCCAGCCGGAATGGCAGGGGGTGCAGAGCGATTGAAAGTTGGTGCGGTCGAGGCGACGGTGCGGAGCCACCTTGATGGGAACGACATGGTCCACCAGGGTTGCGGGGGCCCCGCATCGTTTGCAGGATGGGTAGGCCAGCAGCCATTCGGCGCGGGCCTTTTCCCACTCGGCGTCGTAGCCGCGCGCCTGCCGGCTGGGTCGCCGGGCATCGGCGCGGGCCTTCCGCTCCCGGTCGCGCCCGGCCATCTCTGCGCAGCGCTCACCCTTGAGGTGGGTGCCGCCGCAATGGCCGCAGACGCGAGGGGCGCGGGAGGGCATCAGGCGCCCTTCCGCTTGAGCAGAAGGCGATGGGCGTCGAGGGACCGGCCGCGCAGCACCAGGACGATGCCATCGGCCGTATCCTCCTTCGCCACCCGCACGCCGCCGTGCTCGTCGCAGAGGCGGAGGATCGCCTTCACCACGTCGGCGTCGGTCGAGCGGTCCATCACGCCACCGGAGCGAGGTGAGGCCGGCCCAGCAGGGCAATCGCCGCGATCGGGCTGTTGCCGCTGTCTGCCGCCGCCGGGGTGATTGTCAGGCGCGTGTAGCGCTTGGCCCCGATGTAGCCGAGCTTCCGGGTGACGCCGTCATTGGCGAAGGTGAAGCCGGCGCCCGCCTCGGTGCCGAGCAGGTCCTCGTCGGCCACCGCGGCGAACTCGCTGCTCGGAAGATCGCTCTCCTCGAGCAGCACGGTGTAGGTCGCGTCGGCGTCCGACAGGGTGCCGGTGATGATCGCGTAGGTCAGGGCCTCATAGCCCTTGCGGTCGATCACCGTGCCCACCAGCGGGGTGGTGCCCAGGTTGCTGTTGGCGGCCGGCACGATCACGGGCGAAATCGTCAGGCCGTTGTAGAAGTCCTTGCGCATGTCGGGGCTCCCTTACGATGCGGCGATCTTGATGAACTTGATCGCGTTGAAGTCGCCGGCACCGCCACCGACGCGCTTGTAGACGTCGAAGATGACGCGGCCCTTCTGGGTCAGCTCGTCGCGATTGATGCGGACGCCCTGGCGATCGACGATCACGTAGCCCTGGCGGAAGTCGCCGAAGGCGATGGGATGGGCACCGGCACCGTCGGCGATGTCGGGCATGCCCTCATCGATCTCGACGGGATAGCCGAGCAGCGGATGCTCGACGCCCTCGATCAGGTTGCCGGTGGGGGCCCACAGGCGCCGGCCGTCTGCGTCGAGGATGCCCTGCAGGCGGGCGGCCGTGGTGCTGTTCATCAGCCAGCGGGCGTTGCTCTTGTAGGGCTTGCGCAGCTTGGCGACGATGGCGATGCACGCGGTCACCAGGTTGGCGTCGGTCGGCGCCGAGGCGTGGCCAGCGGGGATATACTGGTGCTTGCCCCAGGCCCGCGTGAAGTCCTTCTCGTTGGTGGTGCCGTAGTCGAGCAGGCCGCGCGGCTTGCCCTCGACACCGTCACCCTCGAGGAAGGCTTCGCCCTCGGTCTCGGCGAAGTCGTGGGTCGCGTTCTGGATCAGCCAGGACGCGATATCGGTCGCGGCGTCGTCGAGCAGATGGCGGGTCGCCGTCGGCGCCGCGTAGAGTTCGGCCACCTGGTAGGTGGACTTCTTCAGCTCGGGGCGCGCGGTGTCCTGCGGCCGGTCCTCGCGTTCGGCCACCCAAGTCGCGCCGCGCTTGCCGAGGCTGTAGAAGCGCTCGTAGCTGTCGGTGCTGATCGTCACCACGTCGGCGATGCCGCGCAGCGGCGACAGGTCCGTCATCAGCGTGCGGATCGTCATGTCCACCGTGGGCAGGACGAAGTAGCCGCCGGCCGGGTCGCTGTCGCTCGACGCCGCCTTGGCCTCGATGATGCCGCCGGCCTCGGCGATGCCCGCCATGGAACCGGAGCGCAGCAGCTGCGCCAGCGCCTTGCGCTCGACGTTCGCCGCTTCCTTGTCGTCCACCGTGGCGCCGGGCCGGTTCGCCTTCTTCTCCAGCTCGGCGAGCCGATCGGTCAGCGTCTTGAGGTCCGCCGCTGCCGGCGTATCCTTCAGGCGGTCCGTGACCGTCTTGGTCAGGTCGGCGAGCGCCTTCTGCACCACTGCGATCGGCTCGTCGTCGTCGCCCTTGAGTTCGATGGCGCCGGCGATCAGCGCCCTGGTCGAAACGTGCTTCACGTCTCAGCTCCTGGAAAGCGCCGCAGTGGCGCGGTTGAGGATGGCAGCGAGGTTCAGTGCCTCGACTGCCGACTTGGCCGAGGTGACGCGCGCGCCCGGGTGCATCCCGGTGACGACGAGCGAGGCCTCGATCAATTCGAGTGACTTGATGGTGCGGCCGCCATCTGGCCGGTTGACCGCCTTCTTGGTGATGAAGCCGATCGACACGCCCTTGACCGCGCCGGCCCGCACCAGGGCGCGCACTTCACGAGCGCGCGCCAGATCCTCGACCAGCATCTTGCCGGTGAGGTGCAGCCCGTCCGATTTCTCGCTGGCGCTGTCCCAGGTGCCGATCGGGTCGGCCTGGTCGTGGGCGAACAGCATCGGCAGCGGCAGCTTGATGCCCTTGAAGGCCGCCGGTTCGATATCGTCGCCGATCCTGTCGGGCACGCCGAACTGCCAGGCGCGCGCCGTGATCATGCCGGCGTCGTCGGCCTTGAGGTCGGTGGGGACGAAGAGCCGGTCCATCACAGCTCCTCCGGCTTGAAGTTGCGACGATCGGCGGCAAAGGCATCGACCTGCGCCTGCACCCACTGGACGCGCAGCAGGGTCAGCAGGTTGGCCGTGTTGAACGGCACGGGCTTGCCATCCTCCTCCACCTCCCAGCGCTGCACATGGCGCGCCAGGCAATTGAGCCGCGCCTTTTCGCGCTGCTCGGCGGTCACGCGCCCGTCGGCGTCGGCCACTTCCGCCAGCTCGTCGGCGAGGTCGATCTGCGCCCGCCGAGCCGTCGCCGAATCGGGCCCGACAAGCCACAGCTTGAGGCCGGTCGGCTTCCCCTCGAATGGATCGACCAGCTCGAGGAGCCGGCCACGGTCCTGGTCGGTGGCGTTGTTGAGGATTTCACTCATCCGCATCGGGGTCTTCCTCGTCGTCGGGCTTGGGCGGGTCGGTGGGCTTCGGAGCGTCGGGCTGGCTGCTGCCGGTGTTGGGGTTCGCGTATTCCTCGCCGCCGTCGCGAGGCGGCAGGCCAAGCCACTGGCGCGCGGTGTTGGGGTTGATGGTGCGGCTGCTGACCAGGCCGTTGATCGCCACGGCGAGAACCGACAGATCGACCTTGCTGAAGTCGTCGCGCTCGACGCGCACCGCGAACTTGTCCCGCTCGTCGCGGTCCAGCAGGCCCCGGCTGAGCGCGCCTTCCAGCGAGCGCAGCCACGGCTCTAGGCAGAGCAGCAGGAACATGCGCTGCATCTCTGCCGAGTTTGACCAGGTGGCGCGGGACAACTCGCCGAGCATCACGGCCGGGATGTTGAAGGCGCGGGCCAGCTCCTGGATGACGAAGAGCCAGAGCTGCTGGAACTGCGCATCGACGCTGTTGAGCGTCTGCTGCACCCACTCAGCGTCGTCCCACAGGACGGCGGTACGGCCGGCATTGCCCGCGCCCTCGTGCGCCGCCTTCCAGCCCGCCAGCATCCGCTTGACGCCGTCGTCGCCGAGCGACTTCTTCGTGCGGATGATGCCGCCAGGCTTCGCGCCCCGGCCGAACAGGTTCCCGGCATGCTGCTGCATGACGATGGCGATGCCGATCGCCTCGCGGGCCAGCGTCACCGGCGACTTGTCGAAGGCGCTGCGCAGGTGGATGATCTCGGATGCCGGCGTCGGCCGGCCGTTGATCCGGTACGTGGCGGGCCGCCCGCTGCCGTCCGCGTCATACTCGACGCCGATGATGCCCGGCCGGTAGCGGATGATCTCGACCGGCTCCTGGCGCGGCCGGTTCACCCAGGCGAGGCCGCCGGCATCGCGGGTGAGCGCATCGACCATCAGCTGGCGCACCAGCTCGAAACCCGTCGTCCAGTCGTTGGCGTCACCGGCGAGCAGCTTGTGGGCCGGGTGGTTGGGCGCCGCCGTCTCGGTGCCGTCCGCCGCAATCGACACGACGCCGATCCTGAGACTGGCGGCCGCCTCGGAGATGGTCCGCACCGCGGCGGTCACGGCGGGCACGGTAAGCGCCACTTCCGGCGACACGGTCACCCCGGTCGAGGTGGTCGTGCCGACGCCGAGGAGGTCGAGCAGGTCCTGATCGGACTGCTTTTTTTCGAAGAGGGTGAAGGGACCGAAGCGCATTCCAATTTTATGCCGGGATGCGCGCCGGCAAGTCACCTGTCTACAAACGGGCGATCGCGGGTTTGTTCGGTCAAACCCGCCCGAAGAACTCCAGCAACTCGCTTTCGTAGGCGTAGAGCCGGCCCTCATACACCCGCACCGGCGAGCCATCCGCCCCCGCCAGGTTCTTGCGGACCCAACTCTCGCTTCTGCCGATTCGCTCGCCTATCGACTTCGCCGACCAGATCAGCGGCGATGTCGTTTTTTTCGAAAGGACCGCGTCGAAACGCTGGGGTGTCAGTGCATCCGTCATCTCTAAGCCTCTGTAATCCAATGGGAAAACCCAATTAGCCCGTATTACGCACGAAGTTACCCGCGCCGGTCCCTAGACGCGGCCGAAAGTTGGCGACTACCCCCGGGTGCTCTGCTCGGACATGGCGCGCAGCTCCTGCCAACGCTTGGCCAGGGCGGCAAAGGCCAGAGCGGCGCGCGCCTCAACCTCCAGCTCGCTGTCGCCCAGCTCCTCGGAGATGGTCAGCAGGCTGGAGAGCATGCCGATGGCCACGTCCGTGAACCGCAGCTCGCCGAACATGCTGTCAGCGGCGTCCCTCGCGGCCTGGTTGGTATCCTCGAAGCTCATCGCTTGCTCCCTTTCTCGAAAGCCCCAGCAACCGCACCACCAGCACCCCGCCGAAGGTTTGCGGTTGCCTCCTCAACGATCGGCACCGGAAAGAACCACGCCCCTTTGGCGGTCGTTGGCGGGGACGTCCCTCGCAGTCGCACACACTCGGCAAACAGCTCTGGCGTCTCGATGCTGCTGACCGACCGAGTGGTGGGCTGCGCTTCGCCCGCCCGCGCGCGCTTCTTGATATTTATTCCGGTATCTTCCTTAGAGGGGGTCACCAGTGTGACCCCTCCCCCGGTCACCGGATGACCCCTCCCCCGGTCACCGGGTGACCCCTCCGTCCGGTCACCGGGTGGCCCCTCCCCGGTCACCGGGTGGCCCCTCCCCCGGTCACCGGGTGACCCCTCCGTCCGGTCACCCGGTGACCCCTCCTCAAGGCACAGGAGCCGGTACGAATTCGCCAGCTGCCGACCTGTCGTCGGGTCGTAACTTAGGACTTTCGAGATGTAGCCTTGGGCTTCCAGCTGGCCCAACCACTTCTTCACCGTCGATCGTGGCATGCTGCTCTCGCGCACAAGCCTTTCAAGCGGTGGAAAGCAGGCTCCGGTCGCAGAGTTGTGCGCGTTCGCCAGGCAAACCATCAGCATCTTCATCCTGAGATTTGGGAACTTGGTTTCGAGCACAGCTACGAGGGCGTGGACGCTCACTCATCACCCCCGCCCGACGAAGTCGGCCATCCCCTCGAAGTGTTCCCGCAGGCGGCGCCGGCTGGCCACCCAGCGCCCATTGACCCGCCGCCCCGGCAGCTCCCCCGCGACGAGAGCGTCATAGGCCTGCCGTTGTGTCCTGCCGATGAAACGGCCGATCTCGGCCGCCCCCCACACCAGGTCGAGCGGTTCTTCGTCAGACGGCCGACCTGCATCATCATGCTGCTGCATGGCACGCCCCTGCCGACTTCTCGCCGTCGGGCTCGAAGAACAGCTTCTCCGACCGCTCGACGTGGATCGTCACCTGCCAGGCCAGCTCTTCCACGGCGCACATATCCTCGTCGCTGGGCCAATTGTCCTTGTCGGCAGCTAGGCCCCTCAAAGCCAGCCATAGGGCGCGCGACATACGGCTGGCTGTGACCAACTCAATCTCAAGCCGGTTCTTGTTCATGCGTGCCCCCGTTCCAGCATTTCGCGCAACTGGTCGTGCCGATCTCGGACTGCGCTGGCGAGGGCATCGATCACCGCGCCGTTGCCCTCGCCTACGCAGATCAGCTGGATCGCGACCAAGAACTGGTCGGCGAAATCGAGCGCATCAAGCGCGTCGAGGTTACGGTTCGTCGTTGCGCCCGGCGTCGGCCGGGTGCTATCCATTGCCGCGTTCATCGGCTTTCTCCAAAGGTTGCAGGTGACCTTGGCCCGGCGGGATTGCACTCCCGGCCGGGCCTTTCTGTTTCATCCGCTCCCGGATGGAGCGAACAATTTCCGAGTTTTGCGAGCTGGCG